CTTTTAATAATTCAATCATTTTATCTTCATCTTCTATAATTTCTTTTGCTTCTTCTTCTGAATAACCATAATCATCAACTAAATCTATAACTTCTGCATTTTTGCAAAAAGCATTAGCATTACTATTTACTAAAAACCCAACTTTATATTTACTCATCATTCATCTCCTCCAATCTCTCCTGCTCTTACTCTTTCCCAGAACTTATCTAGTTCTTCTTTTACTTTTTGTGCTTCTTCTTCTGTTTTGAAGTAGTTTCCAAGATTATATCTTGTTTCATCTTCTTTAGTTTTGTCTTCCCATATATTCCGAATTTCGCATTCAGTATTTAAAAAATAATATTTTTTTCCTTTTTCTACTCTCCATCTCTTAGGTATTCCATATTTTTGATTAACATATCTGATAAACTTTTCTATTTCTAATTTTTCATCTTTCAATATTAATTCAAAATCTTCTAGTTGTTCATATCCATCTTCAAAACTATTTAAAAAAAACAAACTATTCTTGTGAGTATTTATAACTTTTATTCCATTAAATTCTATTTCTTTTAATTCTTTTGAATATGGAATATCATTTTTAACAACTCTCCAAGCCCACATATCCCAAACTTTTTGAAATTCTATCTCCAATACATTTTCTTTTTCCATTACTTCCTCCTCACAAATCTATAAACTTCTAATTTCTCTGAGTTTCTTTTTACCTGTTCAAATTCAACAGTACTCAATTCACTTGCCTTAAAGCTTAATATTTTCTTTAATGCTTTTTTATAAAATATCTCCATTTCTTTTTTATTTTTAACATCCATATCAATCATCACACAATTTTAAAAGTTTTTCTTTTACTTCTTCAAAATTATTTAATCTTGCTGAATTAGAATCTTCATTTTCTTTTACATAAATGTATCTATCAATATCATGACCACAACCATCGCCATCACTATAAATAACATCTATTCTATTTCCCCAAATAATAAATCTTTTAACTTTTTCAACATTTATCAAATCGTAAAGTCCATCTCCAAATTCAAATTTTATATATTTCATTTCTCCTCCTTAAATGCTTGAAAGTGTCCTTTATATATTCCTTTCAATTCTTTCGCTTGCTCAGGACTTAAATATATTCCTGCCAAGTGATATTTTTTCATAAAATCAATCCTACTGATACAGTTATCAGCTTCATCGTGATGTTCTCTACATAAGCACATTACACGATAATTTAGCCCTGTATCTGATTTATATCCACTTGTTCCGACTCTATCAAAATGTTGTAACTCTCCTGGCTTCCCACAGATACAACAAATCTTTTTCTTTAAAGTTACATAAATAAAAGTATCGTGATAATCTTCTGCAAAAAGGTTTCTTATTTCTTGTCTAAGGGGTATCTCCCAATAGATAGCCATTTCAAATAGCCATTTAACAAAATCATTAGCTTGTTTTTGAGTTAAGGCATTCAATGATAAGCTAAAGCCTCCATTTTGAATTGCTAGGCTCTGTAATGCCTTTATAACATTGCTAGTCAATTCATCTACTGTTAGATTATCTTTATTGTAGATAGAAGAAATTAGGAATGCTTGAGCATTTTTAACAGTATCAAAACCATCATAGACTTTTACAAACTTAGCTTTCATTACTTCCTTAGTGTAGGCTAGTTCTATGAATGATGGTCTTGCTCCTGCTTCATTGCCTTGCCAAAAGTTAGCAAAATCATCTAAAAGCCAGTATATAAGTTTTTGTGTTGCTCTAGTGTACCCTAATTTCTCCATTTTCTTTTGCTCCTATTTGTTATTTGTTTTTTAATTCTTTATATATTTTTTTAAGTTCTTCTAAACTACAATCCAATAAACTATTTTTACCAAACTTAGATGCTACCTCTAAAACTTCATTGTATAAATCTTCTGTATTAGCAAGTTTAGTTATTTCTTCTATCGCATTCTTTTTTCTTTCTGTATCATCTGCTTTCTTTTTATCGTCTTTAAATTGTGCTAAGTCTTCTCCTACATAAAGAGGTAAACCTATCCCAAACATTGCTATATTTTTTGCTAAGCATCTCATAATGTTGTCATTAACTTGTCTTGAATTAGGTTTAGTTACTGCATTATGTTTATTATCCATTATTGGTAAAAACATTTCCTTAGTTTCTCCAAACATAGTTACTTTAGTTTTAACTATGTGGACATCTCCTCTTGAAAAGAAAGGCATACCATCATTATCTTGCACTATTTCATAATTCATTGCAGGGTCTTTATCCATTGCTAACTTGTAAGCAGTTGCCCAACTTAAATATGAAAGCCCTTTATAATCTTGTTCTATGTGTGGGTTAATATTAATTCCATATAATTCATCAAATATTTCTTTTTTCATTTCTTCCTCCTATATGTATCTATCAAATAAATCAAATGGATAATTAACACATTTCCAAATAATTTTAACTATCCAAATAACTTTAAACTTAACTATTTGCCAAAAACTTGCCTTTTTAATTTTATTAAATTTCATTTTCTCCCTCCATTTCTAAAATCTTTTCAACTGCTTCAACTATTGTTAGTCCTTGTAATTCTTTATCTCTCCAATGTTTTATAAATGTTCTCCAGTGCAGCATTTTTATTCTCCTTTTCTTTCAATTCTTTCTATTATTTGCAATGCTAATCTTAATCCACCATTCATTCCAATTCTTGTTATGTCTTTGTGATAGTCTCCTTTTTCTTCTTCATCTATTTTATTTTTTATTTCTTCTTTTAATTTTTCTATGTTCATTTTTCTCCTCCTTAGAGGGAGCTTTTACACTCCCTTATATATATCTTTCTTTTAATGTTTCTGTTGCTCTTATTTCTAAATTTATAAATTCATTATTCAAATTTTCTAATCTGTTTGCTAAATCTTTTAAATCTTTTAATTTTGTATTTGAGTTAGTGAAATATGGATCTAATTCTAATTCAAATATATTTTCTTCATCTTCTGTATTTCCATAATTTATATAAATGTTTCTATAATCTTCAAAATAATAAGGCTCATTATTTGAATTGAATTCAACTTTTTCCTTTAAATAATCTTGAAGCAAGTATTTTAAATGATTATTTTCATATTCTTCTGCTATATCCATTTCATTTGTAAAAATAACTAGCTCCCAGTATTGTTTATTAATGTTGTAATTTAAATTAAATTTTTGATTTTCTAATTTTTTAAATGCTTCTAGTAATTTCAATTTATTTCTCCCCTTTCATTTGGAGGAGCTTTTGAACTCCTCCGATTTATTTAATTCCAAGTTACATTTTCAGGTATTGCAGTTTCTACCTTTACAGGTATATTTGCTTTTTCTTCAATGTAATAATATGTATATCCATGTTTAAAATGTTGTTTACCATTTTCATAGTAAGTAATATCTAAACCTTTGATTTGAGAGATTAAGAACTTTCTAAAATCATCAGATACTTCCTTAAAGTAAGTACTGTTGTCTGATATATTTCTTTCTATTACTCTTAAAGTTTTGTCCTCTAAAAGTTTTTTTAATTGTCTTCTGTTTTTTGCTTCTAACATCTTTACCCCCTCCTTAGTTTTCTAAAACCCATTTAAGTGATTTTAGTTCTGCTTTTTTCAATGTTATATAGTTTCTATCTTCATCTTCCTTAGCATTTGATACTAAGAAAACTATTTCTTTTTCTAATTCTCCTATTCTTTCTTTTATTTGTTCTAATGTTTTCATATTCCCCTCCGTTTAATTAAGTTGATAATTATCAACTTAATATTTAAAAAAATTTGTTTTCTTAATTTCTATATATTTATTATAAACTATCAGTTGTCAATTGTCAACTGTTTTTTAATTATTTTTTTTATTTTTGTTGTCAATTGTCAACAAAAGGTATAAAATATAAGAAAAAAGGAGTTTTCACTATGAAAGAAAGAGATTATGAATTATCAGAAGAAAAAGCTATAGAAATTGGAATTTTTCTAAAAAATAGAAGGGAAGAATTAGGCTATAGCACAAATCAAATGTTAATGAAAACAGATATAGACAAGGCAGATCTTTCAAGAATAGAGAGTGGAAAGAAAAGAAAACTTAATCCTATTTATTTAAAAAAATTAGCAAAAGCTTTAAAATTAGATGTTATAGAATTATTTAAAATGGTAGGCTTCTTAGATAATGATATTGATATTCATACAAAAAAAGAAAGTTTTGAAATTAAAAATTTAATGGGAAAAATTGTATATTTCCCTGTATATGGAAAAGCAAGTGCAGGAAATGGTTATCTAAATTTAGAGCAAGAAATATATAAAATGCCAATACTAGATGAAGACTTTCCAAATGATTGCTTTTTTGTTAAGATAGAAGGTAACAGTATGGAGCCAACTATTGTAGAGGGAGAATTTGCACTAGTTGATCCTAATGATACAACATATCAAAAAAATAAAATATATGTTGTAACCTATGATGATGAAAGTTTTATAAAAAGAATAGTTATAGATGAAAATACAAGAATAGTTATTTTAAAAAGTGATAATACAGATTACGATGATATTTTAATCAGTGAAGAAAAACAAGAATATTTAAAAATTAATGGTAGAGTTATAAAAATAGTTTCAACTAGAAAACCTTTGTAAAAATTTTAGGAGGGGAATTTTATGAGTTTTTCATTTAGAAAAAGATTAAAAATTATGAAAGGATTATATTTAAATTTTAGCAAAAATGGAGTTTCTACATCTGTTGGTGGACCTGGAGCTACTTTAAATTTTGGTAAAAATGGTACTAGAGTAACAACGAGTATTCCTGGCACAGGGATAAGATATAGTAAAAATTTAAGTAATAATAAAAAAGATATAGTTTCTGATTTTCAAGATGAAAGTAATTCAGTATTAACAATTGACAACTATAATTTTACTGGGAAAGTTCCTAAAGATGCTAATAAAAATTTTTTTTATTTAAGTATAATATTTATTATCTTAGGTATTATTTTTCAAGGAATTAAAAGCTTTATAATTACAATACCTGTTTTTTTATATGTATTTTTTATTCAGTTAGGAAAAGAAGAAAAAAGAATAGATTATGAATTAGAATTAATAGAAAATGAAAATCAAATTATAAGAAATAACCTAAAAAAATTATTAAAAAAAGTAGAAGCAGTTGACTTAATGTTGGAAGTTAATGATTGTCAAACATTAAAAGATGATATGGAGGAAATAAAAACTTTATTTAATGAACTATCAAAATATTCTATATCTTATTTTATAGATGAGGATAAATTTTTTAAATTAATGGCAAAAGCAGAAGAAAAAAATCAAAATTACTACGAAGCTTTAAGACTTTCAACTATTGTACTCCACCAATATAAACCAACTAAAGAAATTAAGAAAGTATTAGCAAATTCATTAAACAAATTAAATATTAATATTAAATTAGAAGACTATTTAGATTTTGTGGACAATAATAGCTATACAACAGTTTTAGACAGAATAGATGAATTAACCAATAATATAATCAAATAAATAAGAAAATAAACCACTTTAATTAGTGGTTTATATTTTTTTTAAATATTAGTTGACATTTAACAACTTAAATACTATAATATGTTAGAGGTGATAAAATGAAAAGCTTTATCGAACTAAAAAAAAGAATGATTGATAAAAATATTTCTTTCACTGTTTTAGCTAGAAAAGATGGAAGAAGTAGACAATATCTATACAGAGAATGTAAAAAAGAAAATCAAAAAGTTCTAGATGAATTATATAAAATATTATCAAATATATAAAATTTTTTTAAATATTAAGTTGATAATCATCAACTTAAAATCTAAGGCTAGTCCTTATATATAGGAGGAAACTTGAAAATAAAAATATTAAAAAACAAAAAAGATTAAAGGGCTGTTCTTTAATCTTTAATGTCTAAATTTTTTAACTTTTTATACCTTGCAAAAATTTTCTAATCTTTTTCCTTAAATTAACTCTCAAAATTTCTCTCAAAAATTAATTATAAGGGAGATTAAAAAAAATCTTAGAAAAAAACAGCCTTTCTCTTTCTATGGGGCATTCTATCACTTATGCAGTTTTAGTTCTGCAAATTTAAAGCCAATAGCTGATAGAACATAAAAGAGTAGCATCCTTATTTTTCGTGGCTTGTTCACGTACTAATTTATGCAAAAAGAACTGGCAAATTTAAAAGGGCTTTTAACACAAGCACCACCTCCAAATTATGCCATAAGGCTATTATTATTTTAGCATAAATTTTAGCTTATAAAAAGGAGAAAAAGCAAAATGAAAAAAATTAATTTTGAAATGAAAGTAAAAAAAGAGTTAAGAAAACAAGGAAAAACAATAACATCACTAGCAAAAGAGATAGGAATATCAGTAGCTTATTGTTCTGATGTTATTAGAGGAAATAGGCAAGGTATAAAAGTTAAAGAAAAAATAAAAGAAATATTGAACATCTAAGGCTAGTCCTTATATATAGGAAGAAAATTGAAAATAAAAATATTAAAAAACAAAAAAGATTAATAGGTTATGAATTACAAATAAAAAAGAAAGGAGAATAAATGGAAGAATTTTTATTAGAAATAAAAGAATTAATAAAAAGTTTAAGAGAAGAAAATTTTACAGATGAACAAGTTACAGAAATAGTGAAAGAATTTATAAAAGTTAGAGCGAACCATTTGCCAAGATTTTATGCAATATAAATTAATTTAAAAAATCTAAATCAAAATTTTTAAAAGCCTCTAATGCTGACAAAACAAAAGTTTCATTATCAATTTTATTGTTTGTATTAGAGTAACCTACTGATAATATGCAGTCTTGTTGTAAATAGATTTCAGTTTTTATTCCACAAGCAATTTCAGTAGTTTTAAAAAAGGGATATTTTTTATATTTTCCAACAAAATTTTTAATAGCTTTATTTAACAATTTTTGGTTTTCCATTTCTTTTCCTTTCACTTAGCAAATGGCAAATATATTATAGCTTTTTAGAAGTGGAAAATCAAATCTAAGGCTAGTCCTTAGACACATAGTCACAAGCATTTTTGACCTATCTTTCAACCCCCCGAAAGTTTAGGTTTCCTCACTTGTGGCTATCTGTGTAAGAACTAATCTTACAAGCGTTCTAGGATGTAAACAAGCTAGTGGTTGGAGTGTTAGACTCGTAATTTATAGGATAGGACCATATCTGAATTTTAAAACTAGACGTATCGTTATCAATTCGTTAAGGAGATAACTATAACTTTTATTAGTTTTATGAATGGAAAAACTAATCATCTTACATCTTTACCTAACACAGAGAGAGCAAGACCTAATCTGTGGACAATCTAGCTAGCTGGTAAAGGTGTATGATGTAAAACTTTTCTTGCAGTTTCTTATCAACTCGTATTTTGATAAAAAATACATTGAAACTAAAAGAAAAACTTGTCGTGCCAATTCGCGATTTTTCAAGATTTTATTTAGGCTTTTCAAGAGAAACATTAATTTTTTCTATATATATCAATGAAATTGTTAAGATTTTTTCTGGAGAAGTAAAAAAGTTTCTAGTAACTATCTAGTAAGTATCTAGTAAGTATCTAGTAAATTGTGAGCTTAATCGTGCGAGAATTTAAAATCTTTTATAAAAATTATTGGTATTAAAAAGAAAATTTAATAAAAAATCGTGCGATAAATCGTGCAAAATTTCCTACTAAATCCAACTAAATTTATTAATTGAATTAGTGGGGTCTATATGTCGCTTTGGCAGGCTCTATATAGGCTCTACTAATTGAATTAATAAATAGGAGAACTGCCAGAGCTCTCCAGAATATAGGAGGAATAAATGAGAGACATAAGAAATAAAGGTTGGTTTTGGGTTGAAAATTCTTTAATTGATAGAGATGATTTGAATCCTTATGAAAAATTACTATATATGACATTAGCTAGATATTGTGATAATGATGGGAAATGCTTCCCTGCTATTGAAACATTAATGAAAGCTACTGGAATTAATAGCAAAGCTACAATAGTTAAATATTTAAAAAACTTAGAAGAAAAGGAATTGATTTTTGTTGTTAGATGTTCAGGAAAAAGTAATACATACTATTTAAAAAATGCAGAAAAAAAAGAAGATAACCAGTTCAATAGCAATACCAGTTCAGCTACTGAACCAGTTCAAGAGATGAACTACACCAGTTCACCAGATGAACTACTACCAGTTCACGAGGTGAACTCTAAGGAAACTAATTTAAAAAAACCTATTAAAAAAACTAATAAAGAAAAATATAAAAAAGAAAAAACTAAAAATGAAGTTCAAGACTTTATCATTAACTTAGAAGCTGGTAAAGATTATAAAGAGCTTTTATTTAAGTATGTAGAATATAGAAAATCTATTAAAAAGCCAATAAAAACAATAGTTCCTATACAGAAAATATTAAAAGATTTTCCTGATTGGTTTAGCTTAGATGAAGCTATAAATATTGCTATGGAAAAGGAATGGCAAGGATTAGAACCAGAATGGATAGCAAAATACAAGCAGTCTAAGGCTAGTAATTTTAATAATAAACAAACTCAAACTAGAGATTTAAGTTATACAGAAGTAAGTGAAAATTATTTAGAAGAAATGAAAGAGAGGTATGGACTATAATGACAGTCAATGAATTTAATAAAGCTTTTAAGCCCTTTTTAGATTATTTTTTAGATGGTGGAGATTTACCATCAGCCAAAAAAAACCTTTATTGCTTGGCACTGAGTGATTTAACAACTGAGCAATTAGGAAATGCGTTTATCTCTATGGTCAGAAATAGAGTATATAAGAATTTCCCACAAATTGCCGAAATTAGACAATATGCAACACACACAACTGAAACTGAACTAGATGACAGAGTAGTTTTAGCAAAGCAAATGCTAAAAAATTCGCTTATCAGATACGGTTCATATAATTCAGTTGAATTTGAGGACAAAGGAATACATGCAGTTATAGATTCTTTAGATGGTTGGCAAAATCTATGCTCAATGTCTTCTGACGAGCTTGAAAAATTCTTAACATTTGAATTTGCTAAGATTTACAAAGCTTATACCAGACATAATTATCCAGTAACAAAGGCATATATTGGATATTTTGATGCTACTAATGGGACTGTGAACATAAATAAAATTGGATACAGAGATATGGGAAAAACTTTAAAATTAGTGAGTAATAAAACTCAAGCTTTGAAGCTTCAAGTATCAAAAAATAATTTTGATATAAAAGAACAACAAAAAAATATTCAAAAATTAAAAAATATTATAGCAAATGCTGGAATAAAGGGAGTGGACCAGGAGAAATGAGAAAAACTAAGAAGCTAAAAAAAGAAGTTAAAAAATTGAAAATAGAAAACAAAAGATTAGAAAGCGAAAAAAGAATTTATATAAAATATGCTAATAATTGGAAAAGTGAATACTATGAGCTAAGTGAAAAAAGCTTTATTAAAGATAAAGAATTGACAATAGCTAAAGTAGATTTAGTTTTGAATAGATTTTATTTGACAGCAGCAGTTGTAATAGCAATAGTGGAATTAGGAATAATATTATTTTAAGGGAGGAACTAAAGATGAATGAAATACAAATATTTAAAAATAATGAGTTTGGAGAAATTAGGACAATAATTGATAAGAATGGAAATCCATTTTTTTGTTTAAAAGATATATGTGACATTTTAGAAATTGGGAATCCATCACAAGTAAAAACTAGATTAGATTCACAATGCCTCATTGAAAATGAGGTATACATAAATACTGGGTTTGGAGAACGTTTAACTAAAATGACATTTGTTAATGAGGATGGACTGTATGATTGTATACTTGATAGCAATAAACCTAATGCTAGAAAAATTAGAAAATGGGTAACAAGTGATATATTGCCAAGTATAAGGAAAACTGGGATGTATTTAACTGATGACATCTATAATTTAATGATGAAAGAGCCTGAAAAAATTGGAGAAATGTTAATTGAATATGGAAAAGCTAAAAAAGAAAATGAAACTTTAAAGCTAGATAATAAAATAAAAGAGCAACAAATATTAGAGTTACAACCAAAAGCTTTATATTATGATTTAATTTTACAATGTAAAGAACTATTAAGTGTAACTGCAATAGCAAAAGATTATGGAAAATCTGCACAAGAATTTAATAAGATTTTGCATGATTTAGGAGTTCAATACAAGCAAAGTGGATTATGGTTCTTATATCAAAAATATGCAATTTATGGATATACTCAAACAAAAGTTAATCCATATACTAAGACAGATGGAACAATAGATAGCAAGACACATATGTACTGGACACAAAAAGGTAGAATATTTTTATATAACCTTTTAAAAGAAAATGGCATTTTACCTAATATTGAAAAGGAAGAAGGAGAAGTTGCATAGATGAAACAAAGATTTGAGATACCATATAAGCCTGATTCAATGAACACACACTGGCGAAGAGGTAACAATGTAACTTATCTTAGCAAGAAAGGGAGAGAGTTCAGAGATAATGTACAGCAGTTTATAAAATTACAAAAATATAAGACTTTTAAAAATAAAGTTAGTGTAAAAATAGAGCTATATTTCAAAAGCAAAAGAGAAAGAGATATAGACAACTATTTTAAAGCTATATTAGATAGTTTTAATGGCTTTCTGTATGAAGATGATAAATTAATCTATGAACTAAGTTCAAGTAAGAAATTAGGCTGTGATAGAGATTATTTTATAATTGAAGTTGAGGAATTAAATTAAAAATGAGAAATTTTAAAGAACATAACAATAGAGAAATTAGTAAAAAACTAGCTGAATATATCACAGGAATAGAATTAAGAAAATATGTAGCTAGAAAAGTTAAGGAATATCTAAATATAGAAAATCCAATTGTATTTGATGGAGCAGTAGGAAGTGGACAGTTAGAGCAGTTTGTAAACCCTTCTATGTTATATGGTGTAGATGTTCAAGAAAACTCTATTAATTCAGCTAGAGAAAACTTTAAAAACAGTGAATTAGAAATTAAAAGTTTCTTTGAATATGAAAAAGAAAGTTTAGAAGTGGATTGTGTCGTCATGAATCCACCATTTTCAATAAAATTCAAAGATTTATCAGAAAAAGAACAAAAGAATATACAAAAAGAATTTATTTGGAAGAAGTCAGGCTGTGTAGATGATATATTTGTTCTAAAATCTTTAAAATATACTAAAAGATTTGGTTTCTATATTTTGTTTCCTGGTGTAGGTTATAGGAGAACTGAAGAAACATTCAGAAAACTTATAGGAAATAACTTAGCTGAATTAAATAGAATTGATAATGCTTTCACAGATACTGGGATATCTGTTTTGTTTATTGTTGTAGATAAAGAAAAAAATGATAATAAAGTTTTTAGAGAAATCTATGACTGCAAATTAGATAAACAAATTTTAACTGATGAATGGATTTTAGAAGATAATTACTCTTGGCAACAACCACAAGAAGAAAGAAAAGTAGAAGAAGTTGATATTAATGCTTTAAATACTAAAGCTTCTGAATTATGGATAAGTGGAGTTAAAAAAAACTTAGAATTAGATTTATTTTTAGTCCAAGAGTGCAATGCTAATATTGACATCTTAGGAAATATTAAAAGGCTAAAATCTATTTGTAAAGAATTTGAAAGGAAATTAAGATGTTGCAGAAATTACAAGAGTTCAATGACTGTATTAGAGAAGCAATCGAAATTATTATCTCTATTCGAGGCTACGCAGAGGTAAGGATATTTGATATTTTTGATACAAAGTATATGAGTAAAAAAGATGTTTTTACTAAGAAAAATATAACATCAGATGGAAAGAATGCAATATTTTATGGAGATATTTCAAGAAAATATGACTGTTTTGCACAAGAAATAATAAATAGAATAGATGATGAAGCTTATGGAAGAGCTACAAAAGTAAAAAAAGGACAAATATTAGTAAACTTAGAAGATTTTGATAATAAGGACATTGGAAGATGTGTTTTATATCAAAATAATATTCCTGCTGCAATAAATGGGAATGTGTTATTACTAACATTAAAAAATAGTTTTAAAGGTATTATTGATTTAAGGTATATAGCATTTTTAATTAATTACAAAGATACGATTAGAAATTATATTTATCAAAAATCAGCTGGTGAAAAAGTAAAAAGATTAAAAAAATTAGATTTTGAAAATGTTTTAATAAATATCCCAAGTTTAGAGATTCAAAAACAAACTGTAAATAACTTCATAGAATTAAAAAGACAGTTTGAAGACGATATATCAGAAATTGAAAGAAAAATAAAATTAATTGATGGATATTCAAAAGTATATGTTGAAAGTATATTAAATTTTAAAAGAAATAATAATATTGAGGAGTTGAATTAATTGATTTACAGATGTGAGAATTGCAATAAATTTATAGCCAGTATAAAAAGTAAAAATAATATAAAAATTAAATGTAAGTCAGTTGAGTATTTAGATAAAAATACCTTAAAAATAAAATGTAGATGTGAGCATATAAATATTGTTAAAATTCAAAATGAAAGCAAAACATAAATATTGAATTTACTGTATATGTATGCTATAATACAAACAACAACTAAAAGACCAAGTCGTTAAGTAGAGAAATCTATTGACAGCTTTATAATATAAAGTAGAAGGACTTAGATAACAAATTAATTAAGATGTAAAAATCTTATTAGTTTTTTATTTAAGCCCTTTTTGTTTTTTAGGAGATTTTATGAAAACGTATAAAAAATATTTTGATATAAGCTTCAGAGATGGGCCAGTATTATTTGTACTAGGTAAATTATATATAGGAAGCTATATAGATACACATACAACTTTATTAAATAAAGTGTTAGGGCTAAATTTAGAGTTTGAAACAGTTGAAGAAAGTTTAAACATAAATAGGAACTCCAATTAATGATAAGAAATTACTTAATAAAGTTGAAAAATTAGAACCTAATTATAGGCATAAAATACTGTGGTACAAACAAAAACGAGGTAAAAAATGAAAGAATTAAAAATAATTAATAAAAATATAGATGACATAAAAGAATAATAATAGAGGTGATAGCAATTGCTAAAAGTAAATATGAAACAGATGTTAAACCAAGACTTGTAGAGATAGAAGCTTGGAAAAGAGATGGATTAACAGATGAACAAATATGTAATAACTTAAATATAAGTATCCAAACATTTTATACATATAAAAGTAAATATATTGAGTTTTTTGAGGCTATAAAAAAAGGTAAAGAAGTTGCAGACATAGAAGTTGAAAATGCTTTATTCAAGAGAGCAATAGGGTACAAGTATAAAGAAGTTATAAAAGAAGTAAAAGAGATAGATGGCAAGAAAAGCACATATATAAAAGAAGTTATAAAAGAAATGCCGGGAGATGTGGGAGCACAAATATTTTGGTTAAAGAATAGAAAATCAAGTAAATGGAAAGACAAGCAAGATATAGACATAGAAGACAACAATGTATTTATAACAATTAATGGAGTTAAGAGAAATGGAAATTAACATACAAGCTAATGAGCATTTTATTGATTATCTTAATAATTGGGATAAAAGATTTTATTACATTGTTGGAGGATATGGAAGTAGTAAGTCTTATCATACGGGATTGAAACTAATATTAAAAGCTATACAAGAGAAAAGAAAAATATTAGTAGTTAGAGCAGTTTACAGAACTATTAAAGAGAGTTGTTTTTCACTGTTAAAAGGAATTATCAGTAACTATAACTTAAATGGATTATTTACATATACAGTAAACCCACTTCACATAAGATGTAGAAATGGTAGCGAGTTTATATTTATGGGATTAGATGACCCTGAAAAATTAAAGTCCATTGATAATGTAGATATAATTTGGATTGAAGAATGTTCAGAAGCAAGTTACAACGCTTTTAATGAATTGAATGGAAGATTAAGAGCATTAGGAAAAGACTTACATATATTTTTAACTAACAACCCTGTTAGTGTAAATAATTGGACTTATGAAAGATTTATTAAAAAAGCTGGAATAGATGAAGAAGAACTTTATCAAAATAGAATAATAACAACAGATGATACATACTACCATCATTCAGTTGTTGAAGATAATGCTTTTGTTACTGATGAATATATAAAGCAATTAAAGAACTTTGAAACTTATGATATTGAAAGATACAGAATAGCATATCAAGGAAGATTCGGAATAGTTGGAGAGAGAGTATTTACAAATATTCAAAAAGCTAGTGATACAGAAGTACAAGCAATAGTTAAAGAATTAAGTAAATATGGACTAGGTAATTTATATGATGGCTTAGATTATGGTTTTAGTATTTCATATAATGCACTCGTTAGAATGGCTATAGATAGAGAAAATAATGTTTTATATGTTTATGATGAATTATATAACAAGAACTTAATTACAAGTGAATTAATAGCCTCTATGAGTTTTATTAAGCAAAAGCATAGAGAGATTATAGCCGACAGTGCAAGACCTGAAACAACAGAAGAAATAAGACGAGCAGGATTCAAAATAATTAATGCTGAAAAAGGTGCAGGAAGTGTATTAGATGGATTACAAAAGTTGAAGAGTTTTTACAAGATTATAGTTTCTGATAAATGTAAGAACACATATAGAGAACTTACTGAACTATGTCACGAAAAAGATAAGAACGGAAATTATTTAGAAGATAAATTTACCATAGACCCACATACTGTAGACGCTATGAGATATGGGCTAGAAAAGTATAAGGCTACTACATTTAAAAATGGAGAGATAAGAAAGCCAATAGGAGTTTAAAAATGGAGAAATCAAGGATATTAGAAGCATATAACGAGTATATTCAAACTGATATTCACAGAAATTGTGAAAAATACAGGAAGTTATCAGATGGAAAAAGTGCAGATGTATTTTTCACAGATGTAAGAGCAAGAGTAAATCTTGAATATATGGGAATAGTTAACAAGCAAGGATATATAAGTACTTATTCTATGAGTAATGGAAGCCTTGTAAGTGATAGCAAAGGTTGCAGCTTAAAAGATTTAGTTGCAAGTAATGGAATATTACAAGCAACGACTAGACTTTATGCAGAATATGCAACAAGTAAAAAGTTAGTAACTAATCAGAAAGATTTTGAATTGATAAAAGATTTTGACCTAGATGATTTACTAGGCAAAACTATGGTTATTCAATCTTGGGCAGGCAGATTGCTTTTAAAAGGAGTTACAGAGTTAGAAAAATTTAGTTTCTATCCAGTAACACCAAAAGATTATTTCCCTATAAGAAATGAATATAATCCAAAACTTATAGATGGATATGTAATTTATAACTTATCAGCAAATGATAAAAATAAAAATACTCTTATATGTGAAATCTATGAGCTAGATAGCATTGAGTATAGAGCTTTTAAAATAACAGATAAAAATATACAAGAAATTCAATATCCTTATAACTTAAAAGATAATGGGATGATAGAAGATGGCTTAGGTTATAGAGATAATCAGGCTCAAGGTTGGGCAGTAGTTGAAATTGAAAACATCTTTGGTACAAGTGATTATAATGATGACTTAGTTGGGAATGTAAGGGAGTTAGTTATTGGAGATACATTAACATCTCAAGCATTTCAAAAAGTAGCTAATCCACTATTACAAGTACCTGATAGTTTAGTAGAAGTAGATACGAATGGACGTAGCACTGTAAGGCTAGATAATAGAGTAGTTGTATTATCAAAAGATGACAAGGAAGTTAAGCAAGTACAATTAGAAACCAAAACGCAAGAATGGAAGTTGCACAAAGAGGATATTAAAAACGATATATACAAACAATTAGGAGTTAATGACTTAGCTTTTGGAATAGACTTAGGAGGATCTATTGCCTCAGGAGAAGCTAAAAGAAGAAGTTTAGAGAGAACTATTGCAACAGTAGAGAGTAAAAGAAGTAAATGTATTACTGGAATTAAAAACATAATTCTATGGGGATATAAAAAGCTTAAAGGAAAAGAAATAGATTTACAAATAGAAGCACAAGACATTTTGAGTTTATCATTAACTGAAAAAATGGCTATTGTGGTACTAGGTATTCAAAATAATGTAATGAGTTTAGAAACTGCTATTAAGTTTTTAGGAATCCTAGGAAAGAATGCAGATGAAGAAATTGCATTAATAAAAACTAATATAGCATACCAAGAAAAGCTAATTAACATTATAAATACATTAGCTAGTATCACAAGAGAAGAACAATTACAAGTTAAACTTGAGGAGCTTTCAAATGATATCATGAAAGATTTAGGTCTTGAAATTAAGGAGGACTAGTATATGTTCCCAATAGCTCAAGAAAATAAATTAAGATTAATATTTCAGTTTTATACAAAAAAGAGAGTTAAAAGAGCAAAAAAATATATAAGTGCAGGGCAAATACCATTATTTGAACTTACTGATGATGAAAAAAGAAACATTATAAAAGAATTAACAAAAGTTGCTATTGAAGTCAATTTATCAACATTTGAAAGTTGGAGAACATTAACAGATGAAGAGTTAAAGAGGACCGATTTAACTGGTGCTAAATACTGGATAAAAAAGAATTATGATTTATTCAATAATACAACAGTAACAGCAGATAAATTGATGGATATAAGGCAACAAAGAATAATAGATACAATTAAAAATTATAATAGAAATTTAGATGTATTAAAAAATGGAGAAGTACCAAAATCTACATTGAATGCTTTAAAGCAAGACATAGCAAATAATAGAGCTAGTAAAGAAATTAAAGATATTGTTAAGAGTATAGAAAACGGAACATATACAAATAATGATATTGATAAACTCCAAAAATGGCTTAATAACAGAAATGAGAATCTTGCAAGAAATGAAACAGGTAATTTATACGCTCAAGAATGTAAAGACTTGATGATTGAAAATGGTATTGAACATTTTGTTTGGCATACTATGAAAGATGACAGAGTAAGAGAGTCGCATGCTGAACGAGAGGGCTTAGTATTTAGTATCAATGATGAATTACCAGGAGAAGACTTTAATTGTAGATGTTGGGCTGAGCCAATAAGATTAAATTAATTTTGTGTGAGAAATTGCACGAGAGGAGAAACAATGGAATTAAAAGACGGAGTTTTAATATTAACAGATGAAGAAAAGAAAATGTTAGGAAGTAATGAGGGTAAAAAATGGCTAACTGATAATAAATTTATGATTGAAACAGTAAAGGAAGTAGACAAGCCAATCACAGTAGAGGCAGTAACTAACTTTATAAGTAAAAATCAAAGTTTATCAGACAAAATCTATAATGACAATGCTATTAAATTCTTAAAATCAAAATTAGGAGATAAGGTAACTTCTGATGATTTAGGAAAAGAAATAGTATTTAAAAATAGTTTTGAAGATTATAAAAAGGAAGCTATTAAGACCGTAGTAAGTTTTGGACTAGGAGCAATATCGCCAAAATATAGTTCAATGCTTGTAAATGCAGTAGATTTCTCTAAATTAGATATTAAAGATGGTAAGATAACAGGTTTTGATGAACAAGTTGCAAATTTCAAAACAACTTATCCTGATTTATTTAATGAGAAAGGAAGCACTACACCACCACCATTACCACCTAATGATGGCAATTCAAAAGTTAAATATGAAGACTTTATCAAGATGTCAGATGTAGAAAAATCAAAATTAACAGATGAACAATTAAAAGAAATATTAAGAGAGAAATAGGAGGATATAAATATGTCATATCAAACTTTTAAACCAGAAGTATGGGTAGAATTAACAAACAGAAACTTAAATAAGCAATTAGTTTTTGGAGCATTAGCAAACAGAAATTATGAAGGGAAAATAGAAAATATGGGTAGCTCTGTAAGAGTGCCAAGTATTGGGTCAGTAACTGTTGGAGATTATACAGGAGCTGATATAACATTCCAAGAAGACACTGGAGCATATCAAACAATTACTATTGATAAAGCTAAATATTTTGCTTTAAAAATGGATGATGTTGATAAGGCTCAAGCTATACCAGGAGTTATGGAAGGATTAACAGAACAAGCTATTTATGAAATGGCAGATGTTGTTGATACAGAACTTGCTAAATTATACACAAAATGTAAGAACAAAGTTGCAGGAGTTATAGGAACAAATAAAATTACAGATTTAATTATAAATTTAGCAGTGCAAATGGATAAAGACAATGTACCTACTGCTAATAGATGGTTAGTTGTATCACCAGAAGTTTATGGGCAATTAATTAAAGAAACTCCAACTGTTTCAACAGGAGAAAACACACTTGGCATAAATCAAAGTTACTTTGTTGGAAATTGGGGAGGATTTACAATTTATAAATCTAACAATGTTCAATTAACTGGTAAAAAATATCACTGTATGGCAGGAGTAAGCAAAGGTTTAACTCTTGCAATGCAATTAAATGAAATGAAAGCTGGAGAATTTGAAAAATCATTTGGAGAGTATGTAAAAGGGCTACAACTATTCGGATGTGATGTTATTGAAACAGAAACTGGAAAAAAAAATTACTATGTGAATTAGAAGTATCACAAGCATAATGGAGAGTTAAAAGCTCTCCCCTTGCTTTTAAGGAGGTTATGAAGTGATAGGTTATGTTAGTTTAGATGAAGCAAAAGAATTTATAAAAAACAGGTATGAGGAAGTATCTGAACAAGAATTATCAAAAGGTTTATATAAAGCATTAGATAAAATTGAAAGCTTAATGATTAGAGATAGCGGAAGAAATGAAACACAAGAATTAATATTCCCTAGAATTAATGAATCAAAAGTACCTGATGAAATTAAAAAGGCTCAGATATTAGAAGCATATTCAATAGTTAAAGACTTAGATGATGATAATACAAGTGATATTGAAAAAGGCATTGCTAGTAAGTCAATAGGTGATATGTCTATAAGTTATAACAATAACAAAAATAATCAGATAGGAGCAACTATATTTGCAAGTTCACAAGCTAAATCTATTCTTTATAAATATGTAAGGAAGACATATGATTGGAGTTAAAGTTCAATTCTCTACAAGTAGTTTAAAGAAGTTTGCAGATATAGAAAAACAATTAAATTTGTTAGCACAATGGAAGTTAGTTGTACAGTTCAATGAAGATAATGTAGAAGCTAATGGGCAAAAAGTTGAGTTGATAGCAATGTGGCTGGAGTATGGGAGTGAAGGTTTTAATGTTCATTATCCTGCAAGACCATTTTGGAGAACAGCAATAGATGCTAATATGCAAAGAATTATGAATAGGTTTATATTTAATGCTAATCAAGTTGCACAAGGTAAAATGCAAGCTAGACAATGTTTTGAAGATATAGGCAAACAAATAGTTCAATACATAAAGAAAAGTATAGAACAAGGAAGTTGGGCAGACCTTGCAGAAAGTACAATAAAAGCAAAAGAAAGAAAAGGAAGTGGGACAAAACCTTTAATTGACACTAGGACAATGGTTAATAGTTTAGAGTATATAGTTAAGGAGATTTAATATGAAATTCAAATTATTACAGTTTGCTAAAAGTGAGTTAAGAAAATATCAAGTAACTAGAAAATCTGAATATGATATGCATAACCCAGATGGAGCAGAAGAAGTTTATCATTGGGATATGGTTATTTATAAGAAAACTCTAAAAGTAGCAACTCCTGATGTTAATTCAGCAATTAAAGTTTTAAATCAATTTAATGGAAAGATACTTAAAAGCTATGGATTAAAACTAGGAGATATTATAACAGTTGAAAATATCAATTATAGAGTAGTTGAAATATTACCAAGATTATATGCAGATTTTAATGAGTTTGTGTTGGAGGTTATGAAAGATGAATAACATAGATTTAGAAATATTGTTCTTAGACAAAATAAAAGAATTAAATAATAAATTTCAAGTTATTCCATTTGAACATCTTTCAAAAGTAAACGGACAACTGAAATTACCGAGAGTTCTTGCAAGGACTATTTCTAATAATGTAATTCATAGATATACAAATGATAGAGAAGACACAGAGAAATATGGAGTTTTTAAACAAACAAATATAAACAAGCATATAATCAGTTTTTCATTTACTCTAAGCAAAAAAGATAGCTTTATAGATGTAGCAGTAATTAGAGATTATTTCACTAATATAGAAGCTATAAACTGGTGGATTAAATTAAATGGTCTGAACTTAGTTATTGAGGAAGTTGGAGAACTAAAAGACATTACAGATTATTCATCAAGTGATTTATTAGAAAGATATGTATTTGATGTAACTGTAAGAACTTCTAAGGAACTAAGAACAGAAATAGAAATTATAAAAGATGTAGATTTTGAAATAAAAGGAGGCAATTAATGGGAATAATATTAGGTGCTGAAAAGAAAATAGTATTTTTAAATACACACAAGCCAAGCCCAGTTGACCAAGCAACAGTCAACATTATAGGAGTATTTAGCACTAAGAAAGCTATAACAGAGCAATTAATCACAAGTATTAAAGATGTAACAGGAGTTGCAGAAGGTGATGATGTTTATAAGATATTACAAGCTTGTTTTAATGGTGGAGCAAAACAAGTATTAGTTTTTGGTAAGGCAGTAACTGGAAACAATTACAAAGATTTATTTGATAGTGTTAAAAATGATTGGTTTGGTACTGTAACAGATGAAACAGACTTAGAGAAAATTGCTTTAATATCTAAAGAAATTGGAGCAAGACAAAAAATGTTATTTGCTCAAGTTAAAAAAGATGAAGATATTATGAATTCTGAATCTAAGATAAAAGCAGTAGCAGAGGACACAACAGCTTTATTTTTCAATAAAAATGAAGAACTTACAGCTGGAGCAGTTGCAGGATATGCAATTTCAAAATTTGCAGGGTCTGTATTAGTTGCTAATAAACTAATAAATGGAGCAGTTGAAAGTGGACTAATTGGAGCAGAACAAGGAGTTTTAGACAAGAACAAAGCTAACTATGTTGCAAGAATGAAAGGACAATTAGGACTTGCTAACGGAGTAACTGTAACAGGTGACCCGATTGATATGATTCATTGTTTGAAAGCTTTAAAATTTAGACTTGAGGAAGATTTAACACTATATTTGAAAGCAACTCCAAAGCCAACATTTGCCGATTTATCACCGATTAAATCTGTAATTTTAGATAGATGTAATCAATTCGTTAAGATGAAGGCTTTAGTAGCAGATAAAACAGTGGTAGAAATGATACCACTTGAAGAAATTCCAAAAAATGATATTTTAAATGGAATTCTTGCAGGAGTGAAAATCACAGTTTACTATGCTTATGGTGCAAAAGAATTAGACTCAGATTTATATTTTTCAGTTTAGGAGGTACTAAATGGCTAATATATATAATTACGATAGTAAAAATTATGAATTAGTAATCGGCAAAACAAGAGTTGATGACTATGCCGATGATACTAAAATTACAATAGAGTATGATGGAGATTTTAAAAGCTTAACCAAGGGAGTTGATGGTGCTAGAAGCGTTAATCAACACAATGATTATGACGCAGTTATTAAATTTAAAATCTTACAAAACTCACCTTTAAATCTATCTTTTAAACAACTAGCATTAACCGAAGGAGAAAAAGGAACATTCCCTGTAACTTTTGTTAACAAAGGTTTAGATGGAACAATGGGAGCTTTCTCAGCTAAAGGCTTCTTTAAGAAAATACCAACTCTTGAAATTGGGACAGATTCAAAAGGTGTTGAATGGGAAGTTCAATGTATAAATTTAAAATTAGCTTAATAGAGTAGTTTTTACTACTCTATTTTTGGAGGTAATAAATGGAAAAGAAAGTAATTAATGTAAATAATTTTGATGTAACTGTAATGGAGCAACCTGCTAGCTATGTTCTTAACTTAGAAAAGAGAATAGGAAGAACTAGAATAGTTGATTACACAAAAGAGATTTTAAAATATCCTAGTGGAATTAATCCAAGCCTTGAAGAAATTATAGGAGTACCAGAATCTATAAAATACAATGATTTGGAATTAAAACTTGATGATAAAGGTATCTATACAATGGAACAACTATTTTTAGCAGGTATTGACAGTGTTGTTTTTACTGGAGAAAGATTTTTAAAACTGTTAAATAAAAATATAGATGATTATAAGTACAAAGAAATTGAAGAAATAGGACTATCAGTTTGGGAGCAAGTGAAAAATATAGCTTTCTGTGGTTTTATTATGAATACATTTCGTGGAATGTAACTTGAATTATAATGCAGAAAGTATTGAAAATATGATAACTGTATATGGCTATTTTATAAGAGATTTTGAAAGAGCAGAAAACTATTCAGTTAAACAATTAGAGTTATATTTGGATAGAATTTCAAAGATGAATGAGGTATAAAAATGAGTGTAATTTCGGCATTAAAATTTAATATAAACACTTTCTTAAATTCAACAGGATTTCAACAATTTAAAGCTAATTTAAAACAATCTATGAGTTTAAGCCAGAAATTCCAAGCAGTTACAAGCAGTTCGCTTGGACAACTTGCTATTGGATATTTTGCAATAAGTAACTTGGTTGGGCAGTATAACAAAGCTATTGAAGCTAGTAACTATCAGATTGAGCAAGAAACTAAGTTATATAACACTTTAAGAGCTCAAAATTTTAGAGATGAGCAAATAAAGTCAATAATAGATATGACAGCAAGTTTACAAAGTTTGGGAGTTGTAGGTGATGAGGTAACTATTGCAGGGGCTCAACAGTTAGCAACATATAGATTACAAGAAGATAGTATCAAATCATTATTGCCTATTATGCAAGATTTATTGGTAAAACAAAAAGGCTTAAATGGTACAGGGCAAGATATGGAAGGTATTGCTAATATTTTTGCTAAGGCTATGAATGGACAATCAATGATTTTAAAAAGAAATGGAATTATTTTAAGTGAAAGAGAAGAACAGTTACTAAAAGTAGGAACAGAAGAACAAAAGGTCGCTTTACTTACTGAAGCAGTTAGAAGAAGCATAGGAGAACAAAATAAAGAAATGTTAAAAACTCCTGAGGGTAAAATAACATCTGCTAAAAATAGAATAGGAGATTTATACGAAGTTTGGGGAATGTCTATAAGAGATACAAGGGCTAAATTTTGGGAACTTATAGCAGATAATGCTGAAGGTATTCAAGATATGATTACTAATGTTTTCAAAGCTGGTGGAAGTTTTGTAGATACTTTTATGGGAGTTTTTAGAGATATAAAAAAAGGTTTTAATGCCTTACCAGATGGAGCTAAAACAGCATTTAAGGTTATAGGTGGTTTAGCACTTGCTACTAAATTTCCACTTGTTACATTATTTTTAGCTATTGAAGATGTATTTGCAGCATTTCAAGGGAAAGAAAGTTTTACAGAAGATGGAATTAATGCACTATTAAAATTTACTGGAACAGATTATAGATTTGCAGATTTAAGAAAAGGTGTATCAGACTTTTGGAAGTTATGGACTGAGGGAGCAGACAGTGGAATAGAGAAAATAACACTTACAACTAAGGTTTTAACTGATTTATTAGATGTTTTAAAAGGTGGAGCAGGACTGTTGCAAATGATATGGGGAGCAACAGGTGGAGTTGTAATTGATTTTGGAAAGAATACATATAAGGCATTAACTGGTGATTTTGAAAATATGAACTGGGACAATACTACATCAAATATTGGTAATGGTTGGGATAAATTATATGGTGCAGGACAACATATGAATAAAACTAGCAAAATGCATGATGATTATTTACTTGAAGAAGCCACAAAAGAAATTAAAAGGCAAGTAAAAGTTGAAGATTTTAGAAAAAAAACTCAATTCAGTGAGCAAGCTCAAAAAGATTTTTTATATCAACCTATTTATTCAGCAAATATATCTGATTTTGATTTTAATAAAATATTACAAACTAAAACTCTTGATGCTAAAGTTATAGATAATACTAAGAAAGTATCAAAACCTAATGTAACAATAAATAATAATCAAAAATATAATCCAAATTTTGTAATTAATGAGGCTACTGATGGGGCTAAAATTAAGAATATGTTTGATACACAAATGAGAAATTATAAGGAGCAAGAGGAACAAAAAATAAGAGCACAAATTGGAATGAATTATGGAATATAGGAGGAGATTATGAGTTTTTTTAAACAAGCAGTTGATATGGCTTTAAGTCTATTAGAAAATTCAAATCAAAGCTATATCCAAGATATACCACTTGAAGTTATATCAGAAAAGACAAGAAGTTTACCAATGACTTTACCAACAAAAAGAGTTGAGAATGGCTTTAATATAAGTGATTCAGTTAGAAAAGAGCCAATGATTATAAATATAACTGTTGTAGATAATAGCAAAGATTATATGCTAAATAGAGATAAACTGATGAAGTTGCAAGAGTTAGGAGAAGAAGTGCAGTTTGTTTTTTCTAATCGTGATACTTATGAACATATGATTATTGAAAATATAGAAGAAACAGAAACTGAGAAGCAAAAGTTTGGCTTTACCTACTATATAACATTAAGGCAAATTCAAGTTGGAGAGATAAAAGAAAGTGATGTAAAAACAGATAATAAGAAAGCTAAGACAAGTGGTGGGAAAAAGAAAAGAACAACGGCCAAGGTTAGCACTCCAACAAGTGCAGAAAAAAGCAAAGTTAATAATGTTACAAGTGGAACTAATGGAACAAAAGAAAGAGGTAAAAGTTTTTCTAAAACTTTAGCAGGTTAGGAGAAAAAATGAAAGCAATAGAAATAGATGTAACAGGAATTGAAGAAAGAGGAATAATAGCTGAATTGCCTAATAATATCAATTTAGAGCTAATTTATAATACTTATGATAGTTTTATATATCTTTCAATTTTAGATAGCTTAAATCAAAGGATAACAGGTTTTAACAAGCTAGTTCCTAATATTGATTTTTTAAGTTTAGTAAGGAATAAAAATAATCTTCAATTAAGATGTATAAAAATTAATGAATTTGCAGAAGAAAAAGATAAGGTTACTCCTCAAAATCTTAATAAAGATTATAAATTTTTCTTGATAGGTGATGATGATGGCGAAGTTATGGAAACAAGTTAGATTAATAACTATTGGAGAAACATTATTTGATTATGAGCAACTAGACATTGATTTTGATGTTAAGTGTACTGATGATAATAATAGCGATATAGCAACAATAAAACTATATAATTTATCAGAAACAACAAGGCAAAAATTAAAACTTAATCAAGATGTATCTATTGATGCAGGATATAGAGAATTACATGGAGTTATATTTAATGGGATAGTTGAAAGTATAACAACTTCAAGAGATGAAAATGATTTTATAACTACTATTGAAGCTACTCCAAATAATAGGTCCTATACAAATACTATAATAAATAGGCAGTTTAAAGCAGGTATAAAAGCAAGTGAAGTTATAAAGCAAATTGAAAAAATGTGTAATTTTACTATGGATATAAAAGAACTAGGCAAAGATACAGTATATCCAAATGGTAAGGTGTTTAGTGGAAGATTATCAAATGTAATTCCAATTCTTGCAAGAGACACAGGAACAATATCAAGGTTTACTAATACATCTATTGAATTTAAGTTACCTAACAAAGTCTATTCAAGTGTTTTACATTTAGGTGGAGAACAAGGTTTAATCAGAATAGATAAGAAAATGGATAAAGCAGATATTAAGAAAAAAGAAAAAAACGGATCTAAAAAAAATAAAAAAGATGAGAGCAACAAACAAAAATTTGATATTGAATGTTTATTAATTCCACTTATTAAAATAGGGCAATTATTAGAGATTGAAAGTACAACTTTCAAAGGAAAAGTAGTTGTAAAAGAGTGTAACTTTACAGCAAGTGGTTTAGAGACATTTACTGCAACAGCAACAGTAGAGGTGGTTTAATGATAGAAGTTATAAAAACTTTAATAGATGATAGTTTAAATGAATTGCATACAAGTTTAGCTTGTAAAATTACATCAATTAATTATGGAACTGGAACTTGTACTGTGCAACCGTTAGCAAAAAGAGAATTATGTAAACAACTTATAAACTATCCTCCACTTATAGATGTAAGATTAGATTTTCTTAAATTTGGTGGTTGGACTTTTCAAATACCTCGTAAAGTTGGAGATATAGTATGGGTTGGTTTTTCTGAAACTGCTTTATCTGATGAAACAAGCCTTGAAAGATTTAGTTTAAATGAGCCTTACATAATTGGAAGTTGTGAAAAAGGTTTTGAAAATAATTCAGAAGATATAATTTTACAAGGTGCAGGAACTAGAATAGAAATTAAAGGTAATGGAGATATAACAATACTTGCTGGAAGTAATGAAACAACTATCACAAGTAATGTTACTTTAAATGGTAATTTAACTATAAATGGAAATACAACACAAATTGGAAACACTTCACAAACAGGAAATGTATCAATAACTGGTGGAGTTACAGCAACAGAAGATGTACAAGGAGCAGGCAAGAGCCTTAAAGGACATACACATACTTATAGACCTGGTGACCAAAGTCCAACATCTACAAGTAAAGCTAATTAGGAGGTGTAAATGACAAGTCCAAAATTAGATAAAAATTGTGAGTTAATATTTGATGATAAAGGAGTTTGTGAAATAGTTAGTAATGCAGAAGACTTAATACAAGCTATAAGGGTTGAATTAGAGCAAAACAAAGGACAATTCGCATTAAATATAGCTTGGGGTACTCCATATTTGAATGATACTAATACAGGTATTTTACAACTAAAAGATAATAAAAATAGGATAATTCAAGAAGTTAGTAAGGTTATAAATAAATATGATGGAGTTGAAAAAATTGAAAGCATTGAATTTGAGGATAATATTTTAATTGCTAATATTAGAATTAATGGGGAGGTGTACACAATTTGATAACAGATAAAGGTTTTATAGTGCCTACAATAGATGAAATTTATACAAGAAAATTAAATGACTTTAAAAGTGTAAAGCCTGACCTAAGAGAAACAGATAGTAATATAATAATTGCTTGGCTGAGGTTTGATAGCGCAGAAGAATACGATAGCTATTTACAAGCGTTATCTGCATTTAATCAGTTATCAGTTTATACTGCGACAGGTTCTAACTTAAATGCTATCACAAGCCATTTAGGTATGACTTGGAATAAAGCAAAAAAAGCAGTTGGTAAGATTACAGTTACAGCAGAAATAGGAACACAGATACCACAAGCTTGGGGTGTAGAAACTAAATCGGGCGTTAAGTTTGTAACTCTAAATACATCAACTATTACAACTGTTGCGAGAGATACAGATATTGAAGTAATAGCTTTAGATGGTGGAACAGATGGAAATATAAGTGCAGGAGCAATAACAGAACAAACAGAAATTTTAACTGGTGTTATTTCTATTAACAATAAATTAAATACTCTTGGAGGAAAAGACTTAGAAACAGATACAGAACTAAGAGAAAGATATTTAAAAAGACTAGATAGAAAAAGTTCTTTTACAACAGAAGGGATTAAAAACTATATATTACAGAATACTAATGTTAAGAAATGTCAAGTTATAGAAAATGATACAGATACTTTTGATAGTGATGGGAGATTAGCACATAGTTATGAATGTATATGTTATGGAGATACTAACAATAACATCTTAAAAGCATTGTACGAGTATAAAATTGCAGGGATTAGAACAGTTGGAGCAATTACAAAGAATTTTGATGAAATTAGTGTAGGCTTTACTAGACCAACAGAAAAAACTGTATTCTTAAAAGTTGAAATACAAGGTATAAAAGAAGTTTGGAAAGATGAATTCAAGAAAACTATAAAAGATATTTACTTAAAATATATTGATGAAGTTGAGCCAAATAGCACTATTTACTTATATAAAATTATAGGTGAAATATATAAAAATGTAAGTGGAATAAAAACTTTAAAAATTAAGTTAGGTGATGTTAAGTACAATGAAAGAGAGCAAGATTATAAACTTACTACTAAAGAAGTTGCAGTTGCTAATGCTGATGATATAACTATCGAGGTGAATCTATGATACTAAGCAGAGTACCTCATATTTATCATGATACAGTGTATTCAAAAAAAATGTTTGAAATAGCAGAAACTAAGCATTTAAGAATAAGAAATATTTATAATTTGTTTTCTAATTTTAATGATATTGATAAATCAGAAGGCTATTTATTAGATGTTTTAGGTGGAAACTTTAAAATCCCAAGAAATGAACTTAATGATATAGAGTACAGAAAACTATTGAAGTTTGAAATAGCATTATTACAGTTTTTAGGAAGTCCTAAAGAAATAATTAGAATACTATCAGAATATTTCAAATTAAATCAAACAGAGTTTAGAATTATAGAATTATCAGGGAAAATACTTATTTCTATCCCTGAAAAATTAGAAAAGCAACAAGTATTTAACTTAGTTAAAAAAATAAAAGGTGCAGGTGTAGGGCTTGAAGTTATTAATGGAATTTATGTAGAAGACTACTTAATATCAGAACTGCATGAAATGACATTAGAAGAAATTGAAAAGATTACACTAGCTAGAGATGAGTATTATATTGAAATGTACAGTTTATCAGAACTAGAACAAATGAATTTAGAAGAAATAGAAAAAATTAAAATTTCAAGGAGGTAAAAAATGGCTGAATGGATTAATGACCCACAAGGTAGAGAAGAAATAGAAAAGGTTACAAAAGAATTAAAATTACCTGTATGGAAAGCAAATCACAAGGGTAAATTTAGAGACTTTTGGAATGAGTTATGGGATAAAATAGAGGATTACATACTTAAACTAAAGGGAGATACAGAAAAGAATTCAAAAGGCTTAAATGATAGACTTGTTTCGGCAGTTGGAAAACATGATGGAGATTTTCCTGTAGCAAATGCAGTGGTTGGAAATGTCTATTATTCTGAACTAACAAAAAAATATTATAAATGTAAAGTTGGCGGCCCTGCTCCAATGCCAAACGGAAATTTTATAGATATGAGTATATTAGAAAATCTTAATAGATTGGAAAATTTATC